TAGATATGCTCAACAGAAAGGTTTTAATGCTATTAAGATGCTTAAACAAGAGATGGCAGAGGATAACTTACTAAAGTCTGAGAGTGAAGCTTCACAAGAACTATATAAGAGCTTACTACAGCAATCTAGCGATGAAAGGTATAAAGATCTAATAGATACCCAAGCTACAACAGATCTCAATGCTAAGCCTTATGAAACAGATCTATTACCTAATACAATACAGACCTTTAGAGAAGGCTTAGCTAACATACCTAAAGGTATAGGAGCAGTTATTAATGATAGAGTATTAACTGACGAGGAGAAGAAACAAAGACAGAGAGCCTTTGAGACACTTAACCCAGACTCAGCTCCGAAGACTCTTGTAGGAGATACTCTAATAAAAATTGGTAATGCTATAGCTGGTGGAGATGATAAGCAATATAGCTCTAAATACAATGTAGATAACCTAGTAGCAGACTATCAATCTAACAGAGGAGCAGTAGATACAGCTTTAGGCTTAGGCAAACAACTAGGCGGTATGGCTGTAGAAACTATAGGTGGATCATTACCTGAGATACTTCTAACAGCAGGTAGTGCAAAGGCAGCTACATCAGCAGTTAAAGGAGTTACAGCTCTAACTAAAGCAGGATTAACTAATAGTATAGAGAAACTAGGTACTAGAGTAGCTTCTAATATAGCTACTAATAGTGGTAAAGTAGAAACTACAGCATTTATTAACAAAGCCTTTAAAGGTTATAGTGAAGCTAAGAGAGCTGAGATAGCTAGCACTTTACCTAAGAGTATGGACACAGTTACAGCAGGTAAGATATTTAAAGAGTTAGTAGCTAAAGATCCTGAATTAACTAAAGCTTTACTTGGCACATCTAGTGGTAAGAAACTAAGTTTAGAAGCTCTAGTGGGAACTCTAGGACTTACATCAGAAGTAGCTGGTAAGATGCAGGAAGCTCAAGAGAATAGATATGAGCAAAAGAAAGTAGGTAGTAAAGACCTTAATTACTTACTATCTATCAATAAGGCTGATGCTATCCCAGCAGCTATCTATACTGGACTAAACTTAGTAGAGTTCGGTACATTGATTAAACCTCTAATAGGTAATACACTATCTAAATCACTTATGAAAGCTGCAACTGATAAGGATGGAGCTAAGATTATAGAATTACTTAAGGCAGGAGCTACTGAAGCTAAGAAATCATCATTTAGCTCTGTAGCAGGAACTATGCTACTAAAAGCTATAGTTAATAGTGGATCAGAAGGAGCTACAGAGTTTGCTCAAACTCTTATGGAGAATATGATGAGAGATAGGTCTTTAGACTTCTCACTAGGTAGCTATAATAAAGCTCTCAAAGATGCTCTAGCAGATCCTAAATCATATAAAGAGATATCTGACTCAGCTATTACTGGAGCATTAGTTGGAGCAGGTACAGCTTCTGTAGATAATGCTAAGCAAGCAGTATCTAAAGGTATTAGCAAAGCTACCGACAAGGTATCTAGTTATCTTACTAAGAAATCTGAAGAGACTACAGCAGAAGCTGCAACAGCTAAGAACAATATCTCAGCAGTATCTAATCTCAATGGAGCTATAGAAAGTGATAATACTCCTGATCTGAAAGATGTATATAATGTAGCAGTATCTCCTAAAGCTAAAGAAGCTTTCGTAACTGAGGCTGATACTGGTAAGAATAGCAAGTATAAAGAGCTAGTTAATACAATAGCTAATATTACCCCAGATACTGATATTAATGCTCTAGCTGAAGAGACAGCTTTTAAACTACCTGAATATACAGAGGCAGACTTAAAAGACTACTTCACACTAGCTAGGGATAAGAACTCTAAATATACAGAGTATGATACTAAAGACTTATCGCAGAGTATGAAGGATACTATAGATAGTGTAACTGAAGAAGCCTATAACAATACATACAAACTTATATTAAAGAAAGACTTTGCAGATACTACAGTATCTGAGAGATTTACTATGGGACAGAAGCTTCAAAATACTACTAAGAAAGAAGAAGCTAAAGAGGAAGAAACTCCTAAAGATACTACACCTTTAGAAGTAACTAAAAGTAATAACCCTGTAATGAAGTTAGAAGGCACTTCTAAGAACGATCAGTCTAAAGCTAATACTTATGCCTTACCTATCGATGCAACGTCAGGAGAGCTTCAGAATGTCTCTCCAGAGCATATAAATAACTTTAATGATACATTCTCTAAAGAGAACCTTGTAGGTGCTGATGATAAAGTTAAGAATAAGGCAGATGTTAAGAAAGCTCTTAGATCTTTCTCATTAACTCTAGGTATAGCCAATGCTACTGGTAATGATACTCAAGCAGCAGCATTAAAGAATACCTATATAGGACAACTAATACAACATATAAAAGAAAATGTCCTACAGAAGAACAATAGAAACGACGTTGTAAAAGCTTATAAGATCTTAGCTAAAGATGATGGTATAGAGAAAGCTTTACTAGATGACATCATAGAATACATTAAAGAACAATCTATAGATAAAGAGGGTTATACTAATCTAAGATCAGCATTAACAGATTACCTACTTAGCTCAGATATTGTAGAACCTTCAAAGGAAAAGGTAGATACTACTAAGGTTAAATCTCCTACACTAGCTAATAATGCCCCTAGCAAGGGACAGACAGTTATGGATAACCTAGAAGCTCTAGTTAATATAAACTTAGGTCAAGACTCTAGAACTCGTAAGCTAAGGAATGTTAATAGAATGACATCTTCTGGTGCTTTAGCAGCTAAGGTATCTACAGCTCTAAATAAGTTGAATGTAGCTCAGTTAATTAAAGAGAGTTACGGTAGTAAAGCAGAAAATAGATTACTAACTACAGAAAGTATGGTTAAAGCTTTCACTACTCTTGTTAAGGATATAGCTAGACTACAGAAGCAGACAGAGAATAAGATAAATGTCCTATCTGTCTTACAAGACAGTAGCGATCTAAATACTATACTACAGAAATATGGTATTGCAGAAACTAACGTAGAGGAATATCTATTTAACCCTACAGATAACCCTAAAGCAGGTATAGGTAATCTAGCAGTAGTTCTCAGGATAGATCAGTATACTGGTAAAGTTACCCCTATCTTACCTAAAGATTTACCTAAGTATCTCAATGGTAGAGATGTCTCTAAAATTAATGAGTTAGATGGTATGGATAACTATCTAATGTATATACCATTAGTTAAAGATAGCCAAGATACGTATAGGCTATCCTCAGCCATATCTGTAAAGAAAGAGGGAGATAAATCAGATGGCATACCTTTCTTATCTACTCTAAAAGAAGAACAAGCAGCTTTATCAGAAGCTCTAAATACTGTCAAGAATGAAATAGCTAAGAGTACTCCAGACTATAAGAAATATTTAGATATGAGTACATTTACAAGAGATACTGAGATAACTAATAAGCTAACTCAGATATTCAGTAATATAAGGGTAATGACTGATAAATCAGCTAGGAAAGCTATCAAAGATACATTTAAATTACTCACACAAGCTAATCAAGATGTAGATAAGCTAAATAGATATATCTCTGAAGTAGAGAAAGGTATAGATGTTCAATCTCTAGGAGAAGTCAGGAATACAACACTATCTACAGCTACACTAAGCCTATCTAATGCTAAGAGCTTAAGAGATATTGTGTTAGCTGATAGAGATAAGCTATTGCTTAATATACAGATATTCTTTGATACTAATAAAGATGCAGCTGATGTGATGGCATTAGTAGCTTCGTATAACGCTTCTAAGCTAAGTCAGGAAGATATGAACCCATATTTATCAGACTCTTTATCTGGTAAAGCTATGGCACTCTTAAAGAGAGTAGTTGATTTCTTCCATAGAGGAGATACTGCTCTAGCTAAATTTAATAAGGCATTAAAACAAGTCAATAGCGTTAGGGAAGCTGAAGGTAGAGAAGCTATAGATATCAACCAGATAGAGTTCCTATCAGGTTATATGGTAAATACTGATCCTAAGAAGAAATTATCTAGTGCAGATAGGACAAACATTATCAATACTTCTCTAGCTGTTATTAGAGCTTTAGATACTCAATCACAGATGAAGTATGGCTTCGGAGATAGTCATAACTTACTAAGCGAACTACTACCTAGTGTAGAGGATATTCTAAACAATAAAGATAGCATTGACCTATCTAAGAACCTAATAGGTGGTTACTTTGTTCCTGATGTTAGAAGACTATCTTCTTATAGTATGTTTAATACATACTTCCCTATGAAGGATTACCAGATTAAGAGTTTGCCTTATGATAGATTTAAAAATATGATGAAGAAAGCTGTTAAGAGCTTAGCAGGTAGTACTAATTACGATAACTTATTTTTAGATCTATTTAACCTAACAGCTAAGAATGATAGTAATAGTTTCTTAACAGAGCCTACAGAGCTTAAAGAAGCTGTAATAAGAAGTATGTACTTCTCTATAGTAGGTATGCTATCTAACGAGAAGCTAGTAGGTGCTATAGCTAATATGAGTTCTAATATTAAAGATACTGAAGCAAACCAGAAAGTATCTTCTACATATCAAGCTTCTATAATAGCTAATGATTTCCTAAGAAATCTAGGATTAAGTATCCCTAGCCCTAATAAGACAAGCGGAGATGTATCCGATGCTCAAGAACAGTTAAAGAATATGTTTCAAAGTCTTATTAAAGATGCTTTCGCAGGCGAAAGAGATCTAGGTGTAGAAGTAGACTCTAAAACTAATGTAATTAAGTTAAAGAGTAAAGATAGCTTATCAGAAGCTCAAGATTTAGCTGCTAAGTTATCTAATAATGGCTATATCACTCCTAAAGAGATAGCAGCTAAGAACCATATATCAGATATTCTAAGGGATATTAAGTTAAGTCAGAAAGGTAACTCATTCTCAGCAGAGACTGATCCTAGAGTAGTAGATGGTATTCTAAGTCAAGCTCTTACACCATTAATCTATGATACTACTAAGATGAATGCTATGAAGCAATACTTAGCTTCTAATGGTAAAGCTTTAGCTAATGAGGTAGTATCAACGCTAGTGAATATTAAAGCTCCTGATGACCTCATTAAGAATGGTAAAATTACTCTTACAGAGCCACTTTTTAATGAGCAAATTACTCCTATACTTTTACAAACAGCTGGAGCATTAGGAGTATCTGATATTAAGCAATACATAGCTGACTTTAAAGAGTCTATGATAGATATAGATAGTAATCTAAATAATAACCCAGCAGCTACAGCACTACTCAATGAGAGTGTTATACCTATGATTAACAATAAGATACAGCAAGTATTAGAAGTAGCTCAAGAGTCTAACTCTGATAGAGGTACTAAAGGTGTTCAATTCTACTATAACACTAAAGCAGGTCCTAATGATAGAACTACAATAGAAGGTACTGGACATCAACAATCTAACAAAGCTATCAGACATCTTATTAGGAAGAATACTGATAAAGACGAAGCTAAGAAACCCTTTATGAATATGGCTAAAGAACATATCAGTAAATCTACAGATATTAAGGAAACTACAAAGAACTCTGATAAGTATATGCTCATAGCCATAGGATCGGCACTAGATATCTTAGATTTGAGTAAGGTAGCTGATGGAACTTATAGAGATCAGCTACTAGCTTTACAAGAAGAATATGCTGATAAGATAGATAAAGCTGAGACTTTATTAGAGAAGCTAGATTTAATAGAGGATAGACAGAAACGTATAGAGAAGATAGTTGAGAGTGATAAAGAAGCTTTCCAAAAGATACTAGACGACAAGTTGTCCCCTGAAGGAAAGCTAGCTGCTACATATAACGCTCTTAAAGAGATAATAGTAACTAACTATGATTTTGCTAAACCTGATAGTTCTATAGCTTCTCTGATTGAGAGTATTAAAGCTAAAGAAGAGTTTGCTAAAGTCCCTAGCTATATCCTAGCTGACATTATCCCAGCTATAGCACACTATGAAGCAGGTAAAAAGAAAGCTACTACATCAGATGAAGTCTTAGAAGCTTTATTTGATGGTTTAGATAACCTTCAGACACTAGAAACTGATGGACAAACATTTGGTCCAGCTTCTATTAATATCCTTAACTATATAGAGAGAGCTTCAAGAAAGCTAGCTTTAGGCGGCAATCTAACACTATCAGAAGATCCATTAATGTATATGGACGATGACAACTATAACTATACAGCTCAGATATTGTTTAGTAACTGGTTTGCTCCAATACTAGATAAGAAGCTAGGAGATATAGCAGGGGATAAGACTGATATACATCAAGTTAAAGAAGCTCTTATAGATGCTCTTATGCTTAATGTTTATGAATATGAGAAGAATAGTGATAAGCTAGAAGCTCATAGAAATCTATTAGATATGGTTATTTCTAACTCTATCTTTAAAGATGTTACTGATGTAAAGAGTATGCTAGATAAATCTATACAAGATATTCTAAATGATAAGCTACAGTATATTAGAGCATTATCTAAGCCAATACTTCAGCTAAGTGGATATGGTTCTGGAGTAACTAATAATACTAAAGGATTTACAAACTCTTTCTTTATGAAGAACTTTCCTATTCTATACACCAAGATAGCTAGTAAGTTTAGTAAAACTCAAGATAAGAATAGTGAAGCTAACCTTTATACTAATAAAGATGTAATGGCTATACTAACTCCTTCTGATGTGATCACTCTTAAGATGCTAGGAGTTAAATCTCTCAAAGATTTCCATAATTTAGTTAAAGTAGACGATAATGGAGAGTTAGACTTTACTACACTAGATAGGATAACTACACAGCTAGCAGAGTCTTTAACAGGTGTTGTTACACAAGCCTTACAGAAAATATCTCCTTTCCAAGCTCAAAGAACTAACCTAGTTATGAGAGTGCTTAAAGATCACGTTCAGCAGTTAGTTAAAGAAGTTAATAAAGTAATCCCTGAAGCTTACAGAGGTAAGATCAAGTATGTTACTGAAGGAGATAAAGAAGGTAGCATAGATATTACAGATGTGCCTGAGAAAGTCTTTACAGATGCTATTAAAAAGATAGCTGACAGTAAGGATAACACTAAATCATCATTAGTTGGTATTCTTATGTCTGGAGAGAATGGCTCTATAACTAACTTTATTAGACGATCTATGGAGGCTATAGACGAGAAGCAATCAGATGTTACTCCTGTCAATACTAGGGCTAAAGTATCTAAAATATACTTTAGTCCAGTAGATCTATCCTTAGTTACTAACTTTGGTCAGTCTATGGATGCTAAGGTTCAAGGTATAGTTCAAAAGAAACTAGCTGATATGGGTATAGTTATAGCACTAGATAACTACGATGCTTTCACTACCTATGCACCATTGTTGCCACTAATATCTAAGTTAGCTAATGAAGCCTTTGCAGAGCTTATTATGGACGATAATGCTAACCTATGTGAGACTATGCTAAAGCAAGCTCTTATTAACGAACAGACTTGGTATGAGAAAGCTAATACAGCAGATAAAGTAGCTCTAGGAGAGACTATATCTCTTATAGATAACTATCTTATGGGCTTACAAGTAGCTAAGGATTTAAGAACTCTTAATGGTACTCAAGTAGATAACTTCAGAGGTAACTATGGCTTAGATGCTTATGGTAATCCTCAAACTGTAGCTATCGTAGAGGGTATAAGGGATCCTAATAGTAAAGCATATAAAGAAGCTATAGCTAGGTTATATCCAGCTAGTGGTATAGACTCACAGAAAGCTTTTGAGTTCTATACTAGATTAGTTCCTACATTTGAGTGGCTTAACTCTTATAAAGATATGATAGATAATGCATACCTAGTCATAACTCACTTAAAGAACCTTGTTAAGAAACAAGTAGAGTTAGGTGCTGAATATACTAATGAAGATACTGTTGCTAAGAGTGAAAAAATACTGAAGGCTATAGATAACTATCTAAACACTACTAAACAAGAGGATATGAAGGATATTAAGAACTTCTTTCGAGCTATGTCTAAAGATATCCCTTATAGTGCTTTCTCTGCACTAGATAAGTTACAAGATACTTTCTTTACAACTAATCCAACTAAGAATATCACTCCAGCTAATCCTTTACTAGGTAATAAGATGCTAGGTAATGCTGAATATGGTAAGCACTATGCAACAATACAGAATGCTACATATAAAACAGATATAACTAATGCTGAGAGTATGACCTCTACGCTATCTAGGCAAAGCAATATGTATATCACTAATCTTAATAAAGCTAGAGATACTCTATTCCCTATGAAGATATGGACTCTTAACTATACCAATAATGGTTTCTCTTTTAGTGATGGCACTAAGGACCCTAAAACTAAGAAAGATGTTTCTTATACTATAGATGATGCTATGAAGGCTATGACGAATGGAGAAGTTTATACTATATCTAAAGAAGCTTCAGAAGCTTTAAAGAAACTAGGCACAGAAGATAACCTTAAGTTACAGCTACAAGACCTATCTAATATTAGAGGCATTAAAGCTAACAATATAGGATTTAAACTATCTGACTTTAAGAATAATATGCTTAAAGATATATCTACTAATCAGCCTTCTCAGCTAAAAGATAAGATAGTTTCTTATGTAACTGATAAGCTTAATAGTGGAAACTATGGAGAGTTCTTAACTGGTATGCATATACTAACTAATGTTCTTCCTAGCTTAGTTTCTGAGGCAGAGACGGGTATCAGTCCTTCATTAAAAGAGCAGATAAAAGAAGCTAGAAATCAGCTAGAAGCGGATTTACTAGATCCTAAGAAGATAACCTCTCTCAATGATCCTAAAGGTAAGAGACTATTTACTTTTGATAACTCTTTGGATCTGAATACTCAATTAACTACTTCAGTTACTCCTAGCACTATCTATAGAGGCTTTAGCTTCAACAATAATACTGAAAATGGCGAAGTAGCTTTACCTGATATGTCTGTAGAGCCACTAGAAGATTATGATGCTGAAGCTACAGACTTAGATAAGCTAGCTACAGAGTCAGATAAATTACACTCTCCACATAGCTCAGAAATAGCTGAATTAACAGAGTTAGAAAAAGAGATCAACGAAGCTTTAACTAAGGACTTTAGAGTAGGAGATGACTTACAAGATCTAGAAGATACCTTCAATGAGCTATCTGATTTAAGTGGCATAGATCAAGCTCAAAAAGATATGTATGTGTCCCTACTAAGAAGATTTTTCACTAAGACAGATGGCAATAGGTTCTTTAAAGATGGTCTTAGAATTATGCTATTTAAGACTGCTGGAGAGCCGTTAGGAGATTTCGATACTAAGACGAATACTATTAGTATCTATCTAGGGGATGTAACTAGATCTAATATAGGTATGACACCTATAGAAGTATATATGCACGAATTATTACACGCTGTTACTGAGTATGCCATTAGATCTAATGAACCTGAGATACAGAGTATAGTTAAGAATGCTGAGGATATTAGAGCTAAGGTTATGAAACAATATAACTCTAATAAAGCTAAGCTAGATTTAGCTAATAGATTAGGTATGACTGGCACAGATAGTAAGAAGATAGCTGATGTAACTAAAGCATATATAGACTATATGAATGGTAGCATCAGTGAGTTTATAGCTATAGCTATGACTAACAAAGAGATACAAGCAGATATAGCTAATGTAGATAAGGAGAAAGGTAAAGGCTTTATTGAGAGATTAGTAAGGTTCTTTAGTAGATTACTTAATGCTTTAACTAATACTCCACAAGAGATTACATTAGATAATAGCACTGGTAGCCAAGCTGTATACGAATTAGCTGTTAGATTAGCTAATAACAACAACAATCTAAAGAGTGTCTATAGAGATCTACGATATAGAAATACTCTACAGAAATGGTTAGGATTAGCTAATAAGCTAACTAATAATACAGTAGGTAAGTGGATAGATAATCAATCTATTAAGCTAGAAGCTGGTAATCCTGCTAAGAATATCTACTCATTAGTTAAATACATAGCTTTTGCTACAAGAAATCCAACAATAGCTCATAAAGCTATGGATCTGTTAGTTAATAAGTTTAATTTCTCTCCTATGGGCTTTATGGCTACAACTCTCTCTAATATGAGCACACTAGATGATCCTAAGAGAATGGTAAATGAGCTATTAGCTAAATCAGCTAACCTAGATAAAGAGAGATTGCTCTTACATACTAGCTTAGAGAAAGAGCTTAGAAATAACTTTAGTAGAGATCTCTCTAAGCAAGAGAGTAAAGACTTAGGTAAGATCATACAAACTTATGACCTAAGAGCTATAGATGACGATGTAACTAGAATATACATAGACTACTTCAGTGGTAAAACTAATGCTGATACAAGAACTAGGATTAGAAATGAAATAACCTCTACTCTTAATGCTATCAAAGCTAATATGGGGACGTATGTAGAAGCTAAGCATAAGAACCGTATAAGCTCATTATTTGCTTACTATGACAAAGAAACACAGAACCTAGCCAATTACCTTAGCAAAGGTCAGATTAGCTCTAATATGCTTCTAAATTCGTATAACATAGCACAAGCCATTACTCTCCCAGATGTAATGGATAATAGAAGGCATTATGGTAAAGAAGAAGAGATAATCTCACAAACGAATGTATCTGCTTTAGCTCAGAAACTAGATAAGCTAATATCTCTACGAGCTTTAGTTAATGCTGACGATAGCTTATTGACATCATTTAGAGATCTATATGAAGATGATAAGACTCATAATGGTGTAATTAATGCCTTTAATATGCATAAGATGTCTAAGAATGGCTTAGAAGATGAATTACTAACTAAAGGGTTAATATCTAATGAAGTTAAAGGATATGTAAGAACTAGAACTAATGAGAGTGTAGACATTATAGTAGCTCCATTATCTGATAAGAATACCCTTGCAGGAGAAGGATATACCTTAGTTAAAGACTATACTCGTATCTTCAACTTTGGTGGTAAGAATGGCTTAGGTATGTATATCTCAACAACTAATATGCAACCTAAGTTTAACAGAGGAGTTATAAGAACTACATCTAATAGCTCTAGAGGTATGACTATACAATCAGCTGTTAATAATCTTTATCCATTAGAAACTACAGATAAGAAGAGAGCTATAGTAGCTCAGTTAATAACTAAGCTAAAGAAAGATAATAGAAATCAATCTGAAGAGTTTGTGCCAGTATTTAATGCTAAGGGAGAAATAGTCGATTATAGACTACTTTTATCTCAGCATCAGAAAGAAGAGTTAGAGATAGCCAATACTGATCTATTTGATACTTTACCTAATGCAGTAGTTAGGTATATGGATAGAACTCAGTCAGAGAAACATAACCAAGAAACTCTTAAAGAGTTAGCTAAGTTCTACCAAGAGAATAAGGGTAAAGAAGAGTTTATCTATATAGGACCTAATGGTATAGAAGCTCATAACCCTAAGATTAAGAATAAATCTGATTTACTACAAATACAAGAGATATGGGATCTAATGCCTAATACGACTAAGGATTATATCTCTAATAACTTAGTTGGTATGGATCAAGGTATTTATGTCCAAGCTAGTCAGTTTGCTTCAATAGCAGGTAGCAGAGACTTCAGATTAACTAATACAGATACTTTCAATAGGATAGTACCTTTTGCTTACTTTAAGAGATTAGCTAAGCTCTTAGAGTATGGAATTATTAAAGGTGGTAAATGGGTAACTCAGAAGATAGTTCTTACTAACCCTGATGTAATCATAGGCAACTTAGCATCTAACCAGCTAGTATTAACTACCTTTGGGTTAGACCCAGTAACGTCTATGAAGTATTATGCTGAAGCTATCTCTTATATTAAGGCATACAACTATCTCAAAGAGAAAGAAGTTATCCTTAAGAAAGACATAGAGCTTTCTAAGAATAAGAGAAATCCTAAAGCTGAAGCAGACTTAGAGAGAATAAGAGAGAAGATGGAAGATAACCCTATTTATGAGTTTGATAAGAAAGGACTTATTTCTGATATAGCAGAAGATATGCCTAAGACTGAAGAGCAACAAGACTTCATAGATAGAGCTATAGAGAACTCTCTAAATAAGGTAGGAGTACCACAAGCTTTCAGAGAAGCCTTTGATGTAGTTATGGTAAATGAAGGAACTACGTTACATAGTGCTTATGCTTCATTAGTTAAATATTCTGACCTAGTAGCTAGATATGCTTTATGGAAGCACATGAAGCTTACAGATAATCTAACACCTCAAGATATGTTTGACCTACTAGATAGAGCATTCATTAACTATACTCCAGCTCAGCATCCGATATTAAAGTATGCTAACGACATAGGTTTTGCTAGATTTACTAAGTATTGGATAAGAGCACAATCTCATATATCATCTGATCTACTAGGTAGTAGATTAGGAGCTACTATGCTTACACACGGAGCATTGAAGTTAATGGGAGTACCTATCTCTTCTCCTTTGAATGCCATATTCTTTAGGAAGTTTATGAACTATGATACAACCTTTGGAATACCAGGTGTAACAGATATAGACGAGATCTATGATGATTTAGCTGATGGTTTGATTATTACTAATCCATTAGTAGCATTGAAGAAATTGTTTTAGAAAATAACTCCCAGTCTTTAGCTGACGAAACGAGAAGACTGGGAGATTTACTCAGTGAGGCAGAATAAATGGTTGGTCATTATCTGACCATAATAGAGAGAAGGTGGAAAAACGTAAAGACCTTCTCTCATAAATAGGATCTCTATGAAAATGGAGTAACTATACCATCTTTATCTAAAGTAAGACTTAAATGGTTCATTCTCTCTCTAACTAGATCCTCAGATACACCTTTAGGTAAAAGTGTCATTATATGGCTAAGAGTTCTTTGCTCTTTAGGCATAACTTCACTACTAGCAATCATTAGCGTTTGATCTAAGAGATGATAGAGCAAAGACATATCAATACCTAAGTCAGACTCTAATTTCTTCTCTACGGGCTTGCTAGAGCCTTTAATGAGCTGTTCATATACTAGCCAAGAATATCCTGCAATATCTTTCCAGTGATCTGGTTCTAAAGTATCTCCACAAGATAGCCTAGCTAGCTTATGACATATCATATCGATAGCTTCTAAGACATAGCTAGGAGTTTTCTTAGAGATGTTCTTCTTAACTAGCTTCTTTAGCTCCTGAGCTAATTGACTATTAGTAGCAAAGTCTCCGTGAGTTTTACTTCTCTGGGATAGAGTTTCTTCTAGCTCAGTCATTGAACATCTTTCTCACAGAAGGCATAGCAGTAAATTTGATACGTTTCTTTGTCTTACTATGAGGTCTAACATCAAACCTACCAAATCCCTTGATACTAACTGTATTACCAGCATAGAGTTGTTCTAGGATAGTATCGCAAAAAGCTTCTATCAATACAGACATATCCTTTATGGCTATCTCTGGTAGATCAGCTTTCTCTTTAACTAGCTTAGCAAACTCGTATCTCTTGTTTAAAATCATAATTTCTCCTTTATGTAGTGTAAGATACCTAAAGCATCACTTCTACCATCTAGTAAGCCTTTACGCTTACCTAGAAGCTCTGCATTAGGATATATCTGTAGTATGGCTTGAGCTATCTCTTGCTTAGTAGCTTTATTAAGCCCTAGATGCTTTTGCCATTGTCTTGGTTGGACTAACTCATAGGGTATATCTAAAGCTTCAGCTATACCTATTAGCTCTCCAAACCTTTGTCCAAAGCTGAATGTAGAAGCTACACCTTGATTAGGCATAGAGTGAACTAACTCTATACCTAATAGTTGTAAAGGATAATCCTTAAGAGCTTCTATATAGCCTCTGATACCTTTAGCTTTATAATCCACGAATGTGAATACATTAGAGCTATGGAGTATCACTAATGCTCCATTAGCTCCTGGATCTATAGCACCTATCATTAGTCAGCAAAAGGGTTCTTAACTGCTGGAGCAGTCTCTTTAACTTTTACTTTATCAGCAGGAGTACCTTTCTTTCTAGCTTCTAGCCAAGCTTTGACTTCATCTTCAGTTAGGTTATTCTGATAAGTGCTCTCTGATGCCTTAGCTTCCTCTTTCTCGTATTGCTTACCATAGTTAGCTCCTGAGATAATCTCACTAGCTGTAGCCTTATCCTCTATTCTGAAGAAGTTAGCTATCTCAAACTTCTGTTTGATCTCGTCATTATAGACTGAATAGACAGCTCTAACTCTAACTATAACCTCTACACCAGAGAATTGATCTAGGACATCAAACTCTTTCTCTACTTGGTCTTTGCCTACTACGTGTTTCTGTTTAACTGGATCATAGATAGTATCAAATCCTGCTATTACACATAGCTTATTAAACAATGCTCTCTGGAAGTGTTCATTACCTTGATTGTCATCTAGTTTAAGACCATATAGAGTATTAGATGTACCTTTATAATCTACGTTAAAGTCTATGCTTCTAGCTCCGTGAGCATTAACATTTACTGCTGCGAAGTTAATCTTTACTGGATACATACCACTTTGTAGGATATATGATCCACCTGAGTCTTTTACTGCTTCTTGAGTTTTCTCTACGTTAAAAAATGCCATTGTTGTGTCTCCTTATAAAATATATTCTTCAGCTTCTGTTTTAGCTGATGTTAATTGATCTAGATATTTGTTAATATCAAACTCTGCCATAGGTACTTTTAGCTCATCTACCTTAGTAGTATCTTTACCTAGTATCTCTTTAAGAGTAGTCCTAGCTGGTAGTTTTAGAGCTTTAAGATAGACTATTAGCTTACCTGATGATTTCTCGATGAAGATAGAGTCATTTACTACTGAACTCCAACTACCGTGTTGAGCAAAGTTACCCTGAGCTGGGATAGTATGTGATCCAGTCTTCTCGTTGATAATCGTATGTCCTACTATTACTACTGATACTCCATTAGGTAGTAAGACATCTTCGATATAGGCATTAAATGCTGCTGTATCTAGGTTGTTTTGCTTATGGATATCAAAGCCATTGTATTTAACACTATTGTAGTATGCCATAGCAGCATACATCTGTGTAACAGTATCTATAACTATGAACTTAGGATACTTCTTAAACTTCTCTTTATAAGCTCCTATCTTCTCGTTAATGAAGTCAGTTACACTATTCATACCTCTGTAATCTTTAAAGTTAGCGTGAGGCACTGAGAAAGGATATTCTTTCCTATCGAAGTTAATTATCAGAGCATCTTTAATCTGACTTGTCAAAGTACTCTTACCACTAGCTTCATAACCGCTAACTAATAGCTTAATAGCTTTACTCATTTATTCTCCTCTCATATACGTTGAATATCTTATTTTTAAACTTAGGTTTAAGAACTAAGAAGACTATTTGCCAAGCAATGTCTTCAGTAGTTGCGGAACCTTCGTAAACTACTTCTAGAGAATGATCTAGAAACATATCTTCTACACTATTATCCTCTTTAGGATCTTCAATACTATAGATATCAAATATCATTTTTCAGCCTATAGTCTGAATATAGTAGATATGTTAGTTCTGGATACTTCTTACTAGCTAGATAGGTTTCTGCTATGAGCTTTAGATAATCCTCTATGAACTTCATATCCTCGTCAGTTATACAATGTGTGCAAGATATAACTTGAGCTGGATAGTCCTTCAAAGGCTTACCTGTCTTTTCACTTATCCTACCCACTATATTGTTAGTAATCCATACTATTCTCACTCTGTTAATATCTACACCTAGTTTCCTATAAATATAGGCATAAGTTAGTAATTGCCACTTATAGTTATTAGGTATATAACCTTCTTCGATACTTGTCTTAGACGTTGTTTTAAAGTCTATTAGAGTATCTCCTATTACTGCATCAGCTGTGCCTCCTACATACACACCTCCTTCTAGTTCTGTGATAATTGTCTCTTCACTTCTCTCTGGTATCCCAAATACCCTTAGATAATCGATAAGAGCTTGACCCATAGGGACGAATTGACTAGCTACATAATCTCTATCTACGTCAGGATTATCCTTCGTAGAGTCGATATAAGCATAGATCTCACTCTTATCTACCTTACTTGTCTTGATATAGCTTTCAGCTACTCTATGCACACAAGTGCCTAGCACTGAAGCTGTATTGCCTAAGAACATCTTATTGCCTAACACATTCTCTTGATACCATTCCCACTTCTTATCGTTGAACTTAGCTACACTAGAAGGGCTTATTCTAAAAGCTCCTTCTGGTAATAGACCTTCATAGTTCTCTTGATAGTTCATTGGCTTCATCTGTTTCTCCTTCCTCTAAACTGCTGTAGTAGTAATATGCCTCTTGCATAGGATCATCATAAGGTATTAGGTCTTCTAGAAACTTTATAGCTTGCATCTAGTATTACTCCTTTCCTAACACAATAGCCTAGCCTATACACCATAGCTACCACTGATTGTTCGGTTCTATTATGGGATACTATCCCTAGTAGATATGACAATTTCTTCTGTGATGGTGGTGTAGTAGGTTTAGCTGCTGCGTGAATAGCATTTAACTCAGTTTCACTCCAGAACCTATATGAATGATCTTGCTCATTATTAGTAAAGATATTTCTAACCTGTTTAGCTTCAATTATAGGCTGTATCTTTTCAGTTTCAATATCCTTAACTATGTTGCCTTTAGCTGTTTGCATTATAGTATTCTTAATTAAACTAATGCTAATAGCTAAGTCATCTAGCATCCTAGATACTTTCTCTAACATTGGTTTCATTTCTTGTCCTTTAAATATTTATAGTTTCTAGTCTCTCCTACATAAAGATGTGCTTTATATCTCATACGAGATATAGCCACATACATTAGTTTGAGAAACTCCTCTATACTAATAGGTCTGTTGTAGTTGTTATACTTAGTAGGCTTTCTAGTAAGTTGTTTAAATACGTCTGTAGCATCTATGAAGACTTCATCTAAGGTCATACCTTGAGCTTTATGGATAGTGCTAGCATAGATATGCTTAGGGTGCATATACTGATCAGATACTTGCCAGTAGCTATCAGGATTATCTCTAAGAGTAGTATCTAAGATACACTTCTCTTGCTTCTTATTCTTAGTTACCTTGAAGCTAAGAGTTTCTCCATCATTACTGATAGCTTGTATATACCATATACCATTAGTATCTTGATTAGCTTCATAGACTTCAACTATATCTCCATTCTTGGCATAGCCTATAGGTTTATCTAATACTAATAGATCTCCTACTGAATAGAGATCATCACTAGCTAATGCTCTGTTATAGCTATCTATACAGCTATTACTATAAGCTAGTATTCTTTTAGTTGAAGTGCAATCTAGATATGCCTTACAGAAGTCCTTATGTGAGCTGTAAAGCAAAATGTTCTCAGGTAAGCCTTCTCTAAAGTTAGGCATCTGTTTTGCCTTTATAGAGCTTCTAAGGCTCTCTAAATAGCTATGTAGAACTAAGTCATCAGCTGATTGTCTCATTTGCTCAGTAAGAGTGAACTCTACATCAGGTTTAATATCAGCTCTAAGACCTATCGCTGGTAACTGACATTCATCTCCTACTAATAAGATACGCTTATACGATCCATTTAAAGCCTTCTGATAGACTTTATTAGGTAGCATAGACATTTCATCTATTATTAAGAGATCTGCTTGTAGTGGCTCTCTAACATCGCTTAAATACTGTTCTATACCATTACGAACCATATTGAAGCCTAAAGCACTATGAGTTGTGTAAGCTTTAATGCCTATAGATGTCTGTAAGTTATTCTTAGCTTTATGTGTAGTAGCGGTAGCTAGAATACTACCTTTGTAGTCTTTGATTATCTGAGATACGCAGGTCGATTTACCACTACCAGCTATGCCTTTAAGAACAACAATTCTACCTTCGCTATTTGGATCTAAGACGTAGTTATAAACTTCTAGTTGTCCTTTAGTAAGTCTGATACTTTTGTCCATAGTTTGATACCATCTTCAATATCCACATACCATTGACCATCTTTAAAGAGATAGCGATACTCAATCATAATATCTCCCTTTTTCTCGTAGTTGGCTAATTGAGTATGTTTAGGTGCTACATCATTCCAGCCTTCGCCTCTATCTCTACAATAAGCGATAGTAACATTCTCTTCAGGGTTCTCATAACTATGATCCCCATTAGGTTGTAAGTTTTCTTTCAAGCAAGATATATCTCCTAGATTTAGTAGATCTTCTACCTTATCGTGATCTTTGTAGTAAGTATCTAACATATATCCCACATACTCAGGATAACCATCGAAGTGGCAGTAGATGAACTTAACATCATTAGACTTCTTGTCTAGTTTGCCTATATAGCATCTTGTACTCATTTCCAGTTCCTCACTTGATTTAATATTGTGTTTTCTAATCTAGAGTGATCCATAGGATATTCCCAGTAATTGTTAATATCTTCTATCAACTCAACTATTTGTTCTTTAGTCATACCTAAGTCCTTAGCGTGCTTAGCTGCTCTGTATAGATTAAGACTACCCTCTCCTTGTTTAGCTTCATAGGCATATACAAATGTAGATGTAGGATTGTTTAACAGAGTAGTTAATTGTGCTTTAGTTAAGTTCTCTACCTTCTGAACGAAAGGTTCGTTAGTAGAGTCATTAGCTATCAGTAAGTGTGATCTCACTTCTAATGGCTTAGCATTAGTTACTGATAGTATCTCTCTATTGGTATAGCTAAAGAATATTTGGCTCTTAGGTACTAGATCTACTGATAATCCTAGATATTGAGATACAGACTGAACGAATGTCTTAAACTCTCTATCAGGTAAGTTGATAGGACTATCTAGCTCTACTAATAACCTAAACTTATAAAGGTTCTTCTTATCAGAAGTTTGAACTATGTGATGATTGATATTACCTAGTATGGTATGTATCTGCTCATAGGTAAAATCACAATGATCTATATCTAGAGCTAACCATTTAGTATCCCCTACTAGGTTCTCTTTGCTTCTGATACCATTCTTAAACTGAAATGGGCTATAAGCATAATCGCCCTTAAGCATATCTGCTAAGGCTTCAAATGAAGTTTCACTATAGATAAATCCTGTAGAACACTTCTTAGCTCTTTCAGCTTTAGTACCAGTGCAAGCTAAGTAGCTAATGCCTATGACATTAGTCTTTATTAGCTCAGTATATTCTATACCATTCTCTAAAGCCTTATAGATACCAGATAGGTCATAGCTAGATACTAAGATAACTATCTCTTTTAGTTTCTTCTCTAGATTGCTAGTACCTGATATGAAGCCTAGTTTCTTAAGAGTATGGATATCTAAGAAGCATCTATTATCCACTAGGTTTTGATGCATATAGTCAGCTAGGACTTCATAAGGTTCTTTGTTAAGCTCTCTCTCAAACTCTTGCATACAACCATCTAATAGCTCACAGTAGTTGCAAGCTAGGACATAATCTTCTAGCTGTATCTCGTCTCTATTGTGATAGATAGCAAATGCTCCACTAAGCTTCAAAGCTTTCCATTGTAGGTGCATACGAACTATCTTAGATATAGGGTATTGCTCTAGGATAGACTTACTAACTATCTCGTTATACTCTTTATAGACATTAAAGAGATTAACTACTTCTTGTGATACTGTAATAGGCTTACCTAGCTTCTCAAATTGACTAGCTGATAGCTTCAAGAAATATCTATCGAAGTTCTCTCTTAGCTTAAGAGCTTCTAGATCAATAGCATTCTTTCTAGCTAAGAAGTCGTCTATTGAGACAGGTAGAACCTTATCAGTTTCCTCTTTAGAGAAGTAAAAGAAGCTACGTCTAGCTAACTTAGAGCTAAACTCCATTTTAAACTGCTTCTTGATCTCGCTATCATAAAGGATATTAGAGCTACTGCCCATAAACAGAGCAGATACTGGTAGGTTACGTATCTCTTTAGATTGGTTCTCTTTAGCTTTAAGAACCTTAACTTCTTTCTTACCTTCATCATAGAGTTCAGAGATTAGTTGAAAGTTGCTAGAGATAACCTTAGAGTTAGATAACTCAGCACCTATCTCTGAGCTAAAGATATACCCAGCTCCTATAGTTCCTTGCTCGATCTCATTTAGATACTGGATATAGCCTTCAGTTGTAGATGGTGCTACTCTTAAAGGTATAGGTTGATCGTAGAACTCTTTGTAAGCTTCATAAGATGTAGGCTTAGCCTTATTCTTACTCTTAGCTATCTCAATAGCTTTATTTCTAGCTTGAGTATCCCTAAACTCTTCTAGTATCTTATAGCTACTATGAAAGTTCTTTCTTAGTAGGTTAATTGAACTATCTTTACCAGTACCACTAGCACTTATACAAAAGGTAATAGCATTAATAGGTATGCTACTACCATTCCAGTGTAGGATATTTCTCCTAAACTGAGAAGCATAAAGAACTAGCTCACTAACAGCTAATACTGCCTTCATCTGAGAAGGTATAGTATCATTAGCTATAGTTTTACCTAGTTCCTCTATGAAGCTAGGGTATCTAGGTAGTAGAACATTGTTCTCTCTTAATTTCTGTTCAAATATGTTTTCTATCATTTATCTACCTCACTATATCGATGTAGAAACCTACATCATAAAAGTCTAACATTCTAGGTATGTCAGACACCACATCTTCTTTAGTACATAGTTTGTCAAATCCAGCAGCAGTAACAAATTGAAACTTACCATCTAGGTCATACACATACCTAGCTGCTAAGTTTCTCTTAGTACTACCTTGTTTAACTCTTAGTTTGGGTATATGAGGACTATATAGATAAGCTTCTTCGATAGGAGTTACTTCTCCTATCTCAGATAAGACTTCAATATCTCTGGCTAGTATAAATATCTTTGATAGAGTGCTAAAGCAACCTATTAATTCTCTGTTAGCATCTAATACTAGCTTATTGAAGAATACTTGCCCTGTAGTTAAGAACTCTACTGGATAATTAGCTTTTGTTGTGTACCACATTTGTGATACTTCTCTAGAAGCTTCTTTAGCTGGATAGCTTTATCTCTGTTTAGAGCATATATAGCATCACTTAGAGTATCATTATCTACATACTCTAGTAGATCAGCTAAAGATGATCCATCTATGTATAAGTTAGCAAGATCAATCTCTGTCTTTTTAAACTTGCCATTACATATATGTTGTGTGTATTGGATCATTTCTTTAACCTCTCATTAATCTCTTGCTGTTGCTTCAAGATCTGCTGTAACAGAAGTATCTGTATATTTTGACCATCGTTAAGATCTTTTAGTAACTCTTCTTGCTTACGTTGCTGATAATCTTTAATATAGTTATCAGAACAATAAGCATCTATAACAATTAAACTTAGCAGTAGTATTACTACTAATAGTAATTTATTTCTCATATTTCACTCTCCATTACGTCTATTGCTATACGCTCAGCTAAAGTTTGTACAGCTTTCCACTTATAATCATCTAGATCAGCACCTAGATAATCCCCTAAGAAAGCTAATGTAGAATTGTAACCAATTCCATCAGCTTCTTGTTTCAACCAGTCAATCATATCGTCCTCATTAACATCAAAGAACTCAGACATATCTGCACAACTTATCAGACCACTAAAGCCAGCATTAGCTCCACAATTATAGATGTCATATAACCTTTGTAGTAGATCCTCTCTATCACTCATTCTATGTAGATCCATCTGCTTAGCTAAAGGTTTGAATAGTGGGTGCTTATTATTAGCTTCTGTAATTAGCTTAGATACCTGAGACTTCTTTAGTTCAATATCATTCTTATAGTATTCATATACATATCTCATTGTTGCTCCTCATATTCTTTAAGAACTTGTCTAGCTCTAACTCTACCTGAGTCAGAGATACCTTTATAAGCTGTAAGAGCTTTCATATAGTCTCCATTGTATTTAGTTAGATAATAACTGAGAATGA